CCGATACGGCCCGAGATCGAATTACGCCTACGGCACGCTACGGTGCACGCGGTGGTGAACAGCGCATCTCGCCCGGAGAATTGGGAAGAATGACTAAGCCTCTCGGCATGCAGAGTTTTGAAAAAGGCACCTCTTACGTAAAAAAGACTGGACCCGCCATCCTCCACAAAGGAGAGGCTGTGATCTCGAAGGAAAAGAACCCCATGAAGATGAAGGACAAAGCAAAAGCCGTAGGAATGGAAGCCCTCGGCGACAAGTCGAAGCCAAAGAAAGAAATTAAGGAGATGGTGCACAGCAAATCCCATAATGGCCATCACATTGTAGTCCACAAGCACCATCATCCAGAGCATCATCCCGACGAGACCCACACGTTGGAAAACATGGCAGCGCTTCATCAGCATATGGAAGACCATGCCGGAACACCGAACGACGGAGAAGGCGCTGAGAGCGCGCCACAGGGTGGAGCACCCGCGCCCATGACGGCAGCGCCATCACCAATGCCGCCCGCAGGTGGCGCAGGACCGATGCCCGGTCCCGCAGGCATGTAAGGACACCTATGAAGATGATTATGGTTAAACCAAAACCGTCCATCAACCAACAAACGTACGGTGGGCCGCTCGATGAGGATATACGTCCGAACGAAGACCCAGCAATGATGAGCATGCCATCTTACAAGCATGGAACATCGTACGTACCAAAAGATGGACCAGCCCTTTTGCACAAGGGCGAGATAGTGGTCTCGAAGGAAAGCAACATGGAACACACACCTGAAGAAAAAGCACATTTCGCGCGTAGCATGCATAAATTGCATGGTGGTGCTCTACATCGTCATCTTGGAATTCCTGAAGGGGAACCCATTCCTATGGAAAAGAAGCAAGAGGCAGCTAATTCTCCGAATAAGCATATTGCCGCAATGGGGAGACTTGCAGTTTCCATGCACGGTTGGTCACATAAAGGAAAGAAATAACCGTCCACTTTCGGAGAGGGAGTATGGACAAAGAAACATTGCTGGCGGAATACGCAGCGGCTTTCAAAAATAAGAACTACCAGTATCGCGGCATGAGTGATGCGCCTGGAAGTGAGTGGTCAACGCTTGCGCTCGCGGCGTTTTCACAGTATTCGAAACCGCAGCAACATAACGCGATGCTGGAATGGAATTGCTTTAATGGTCACGCTCGAAAGGGCGGGATGCCCGTTGAAGGCAGTCCAGAGTATGAGGAGCTTCGTCTAACAGTTGCTCGTTTGCGGTTCATGCTGCAAACCAATCTGTTCTTCCTCTGTAGAGTTTTAGGATATTCTAAGGTCACGGATTATGAATATCCGTGGCTCAATCCGAAAACTAAGTCGTGGGAACTGCATAACACTCACGAGGAAATTTGTAACGAGTTTTTTGTTCGCAAAGACCCAGCAAATTTTTTGACATTTGAAGCGTTCGCGCATCATCAGGACGCAACTCACGAGTTCAAAGAACGGCTCTTGCTCGTCCCTCGCGGCGGGTTCAAGTCGTCAATCAATATGGCGGATTGTGCTCAGTGGATTGTTTGTTGGCCAGAAGTCACCATCGGCATTTTGACAGGTAAATTGGGATTAGCCGATGACTTCGTAGGTGAAGTTAAAGCACACTTCACCATGGATGAGAATTTTGAGGATTCGCCTTCTTATCCTCGTGCCATGAAGTATCGCGCCCGAGCGTTAAAAGACAAACTGACTGGGAAGCTTACTACTTCTGTATTTCAAGTGCTCTTCCCCGAGCACTGCGTAAAGCCCGACATGGGTAAGGGTACAGAATTCCAAACACCTGCCTGTACGGCTGGCGATAAAGAACCGACGATTCGAGCGACAGGTATTGAGCAGTCGTTGGCTGGTTCGCATTTTTGCCTTCTGAAGTTAGACGACGTGGTTACGGAAGAGAACTCTCTCACTGTCACTCGTATCGAAGATATCAATCATCGCATCGGCATTGACAAAGCGTTGATGCATTCGTATGGATTCTTCGATGTCATCGGCACTTGGTACGACGAACGTGATTATTACGGCGTACAGATCGCATGGGACGACAAACTGTTCCTTGCATCGCAGAAGAACGATGCGATGAAGGTTTATCGGAGAGCCGTCTGGCAACCGACCGCTGAGTGCATCGCAGCGGGAAAAGCAGAGTCCGAGTGGCAAGCGCATGACGTGATCATGTGGTTTCCTACGCAACTACCTTTCAATCTAATGAAAGCGTCGTCGCAGAAAGAGCCAGATGTTTTCGCGATCAAGTATCTCAATGATCCTCGGCAAATCAACAAGATTAAGTTCCCTCGTGAACTACTCATTCGGCGCACGATTCCTCATAACCTCATGCCGCAACAAGGCATGATTGTGACGGTAATCGATACAGCCTATTCGATACAAAGTTGGGCCGATTATACAGTCATGCTAACCGGGCTCGTGCAGAATGGGCGGTTCTACATCATCAACATGGTGCGGGGACGCTTTAACGAATACGAGTTACCCGCCGCCATCGCGGCAACGGGTCTTAAGTGGAAGCCGAAGCAGATCGTTATTGAAGAGATCATGGGCACACGCTTCGTCATCCGAGAAGTCAAGCGTGAAATGGATAAGCTGAGTATCAGCATTCCTGTGCGCCCGGTAGGACTCGGCCAAGGTAACAAGGCCCGGTCAAAGTTGATGAAGGCTAAACCAGTCGCCCGACTGCTTGGAGATGAGCGGCTATTTTTCATAAATTCGTGCGAAGGTCTCGAAGAGTTGTACAATGAAATGTCGCAGTTCACAGGAACACAGGATGACAAGCACGACGATATTGTGTCGGCGATCTCTCTTCTTGTTGAAACGTTCGCTCCTTATGCCGACATGGGCGCGAAGATGAACGCGATAGACACGATGTACGCAAGCAACGCGCAAGAGTTTGAGATGCACCAGATGGTGCACGGTCTCGGAAAGTACGCCGAGAGGCATCCGCAGTTTGCGGCGGATGATAATCCCACGACCCAGTTCCAGATGGGGCAAGCCATTGAACAGAACCCCATGGCGGATGATAGCGGACGCGATCCATTGGCGGATTTGTTTGGTGGATGATTATGCATAATTGGACTGGTTTTATTCCCGCTAATCCATCTATAGGTGATGCATTTAGACCAGCAACTTTGCGGCCTCGGCATCCAGCCATTGGTGGAACGATTGTAGATAGGGAGCCAATCTTTGCTCCTCAGCATATTGAAGTCAAGGAATTGCAGATTGTGGTTCCTAAGCCCATTCTGATTGAACAGAAATCGACACCGATTCCGCGCCGTCACTTTGAGCAGCCGCAATCTATTGTGGTGGATGAGGTATTCCGGCCAGTTCGTAAGTAATGTGATATGATGGAGGATTATGCATGTCTATTGCATCACGAACACGGTGAACGGCAAAATATATATCGGGCAGCATTCGGGTGATGATTTGCAGGCATACCTGCGTATGAATTGTCGCTACGCCGAGACAAATGCTCCGCACAAACCTTATTTGTATAGGGCGATTAGGAAATATGGACGAGAAAGTTTTGTTATCAAATCTTTGGTGCAGCCCATTGATAGGCAGCAGATGGATGCTTTGGAGATGTTTTTTATCCGCACGTTAGGGACACGAAATTCCGATATTGGTTACAATCTGACCGATGGTGGAGATGGGGTCAAGAGCGGTCCATTTACTGATGAACATCGTGCTAAGTTGAGTGCGGCGCGAAAAGGGAAAATTCCTTGGAATAAGGGCAAGAAGGGAACCTATTATCTTTGGCCTAATGGACGAATAGGAACAATGACAGGTAAGCACCATTCCGAAGAGACAAAAGAGAAAATGAGCCTAAGTCAGAAGAGCAGATCGTATGGCCCTATATCTCCGGAATGGCGCGAGAATATTCGGTTAGCTGGGATAAGAAATTGGGAAAATGCCGAATATAGAGAACGTGTTTCGGCAGCACAGAAACGGGGCAAGGCTATGGCCAAGCAACGCAGCGAAGGAGGTGCCTAATGGCATTACTCCCTGTGGAGGGAAACCCCCACCGTGATTTGAATGAAGCTGACTATAAGCCTGACGGTCAACTGAAATCCGTTGATGCGAATGTGGCATTGGTAAACGGTTGCGCAAGTGCGGCTGAGGTTTTTATCAGTGGAAAACAGTGGAATTTGCTTTGGAGGGATTCAGACCTTCTTTACCAGTCGCCAAGACCAATGTCGGTTTACGAGAACACCTTAACATAATGGGGGCAACCTACCGAAATGTAGGATTGCGAATCTTCTTTAATTAAGCTGAACCCTGAGATGGGAACAGACTGCAAGCAGGGAAACCGGGCAGCAGTAGAGACTAAACAAGAAGACATCCTTCGGGATGATGCGATAGTCCGATCTAACGGGAATTCAACCGTTAGCTAACACATTGACATTCTCGAGCCCAACGTACAGCGCTTCACCGTAGCGAAAGTAGTCAACGCCATAATTCCGCAACTGTACAAAGGTCTGTTTTACGATGACCCGCCAATGCTATTACGGCCAATGCCGGGAACGCATCAATCTGCAGTTGACGCGAAGACAGCCGTCTTTTCGTACTTGCTGACAGCCTGCAAATTCAAACGCGAGACCAAGTGGGGACTTGAGCAAATGGCCCATCTTGGTACAGGCGTATGGAAGTGGGGCATTCGCTACGAACAGATTGAGATCAAACATCGGATACCGACCGTTTTCAAAGACGGCGAGAATCCAGCGGTACCGACGTTCGCCCGTCCGAGAATTGAGCGTGAACTTAGAACCGTTCCGCGCCCGTTCTTTGAATGGCGTCCATTAGATTCAGTTTTCCTTGATCCGAATACCCGTGTCGGAGATGCCCGCGAAGTTCGTTGGGCAATTGATCGTCGCAACTTGGATTATTACGAGTTGTTGACGATGAAGCAGGCTATCGAAAGTCTGGACGAAAACGATCCCGAGCGCAATGGTTGGTCTTGGCCGGGAAAAGGTTCAGACGAAGACCTTAAGCAACTCTGGATGCCCCCTGTTGAGCAGGGAGCCATCGCGTTAATGTCCGATGCGGACACGCACGTCACAGAGATTGTTCATCATTCCCTTGAAGATAGTCAAAATTCCACACCCGATAAACTCCGAAAGAAGATGGAGATATTGGAATACTGGGATCGCGGTCGTAAGATTATAATTCTTGATCGCAAGCATGCCCTGTATGTAGGCAAGAACCCGTTTGCGAAGTTTTCTTTTCCAATCCCGTTCTTGTCGGCGAATTGGTGGAATCGTCCGAAGGCATTTTATGGAATGGGGCTTGGTCTCATCGTTGGTCAAAACCAACGCGTGGATCAGGGAACTATCAATTCGATTCTTAAGATTTTATCCTTCGGAGTCAATCCGATTTACCTGCGTCGCAGAGATGCAAACACACCAACACAGATGATCCGAACAGGCGTCGGACGTATTCTGACGGTTGATGTGAAAGACGGTCGCCCGGTAAGCGACGCATACGGCATCCTCGAACAACCGAAGGTGCCTTCGGAAGTTTGGTCCGCATTAAGTGAGTCTGAAAAAGCCACTGAGTCGAGTTCAGGAGCGGATGCTCAATTGGTGCAAGGCAGCACGGCTGGCCCACGAAGTGGTATGGGTCGGTCGGCTACAGGAGCCGCGCAACTTGGGGCAGCCAGTGCATCTCGACTTGATGGACCGCTCGATAACTTTATCGAACAGGTATTCTCACCGTTCCTATACATTTTGGATGACTTGGTAGTCGAGTACATCACTGATGCGGAACTTACGTTCATCTGCGGTGAAGAGTTAGGCAAAGCGTACGTTTTAGACCTTCAGAAATACCATGAAGGCCGCATGGAGTTTGAGGTGCTGGCGGGAGCAAGTCTCTCTGCGAAGCGCATCATGGCTCAATCGTTGACGCTAATTACACAAATTTTCGAGAACCCCCAAATTCAGCAGAACCTTGCCGAAATCAATGGGGAGTATATCGACTTCAAGCCGATCCTCTCGATGTGGATGGAAGCCAGCGAATGGAAGAATCGTAACGATATCATCAAACCTCTAACTGCCGAGATGAAGAAGGCGCAAGCGGCCAAATCAGCAGCCGCACAGTCACAGAGTAAGCTGGCCGGTCAGCAGACGCTGAATCAGCAGAAGTTCCAACAGAAGCAACAATTGGAAGATCAGGCGAATCAGAATCGCGTACAGCGCGATATCGTTCGCGAGTCCTTCCGCAATTCGGCCATGAGTCAAGCGGTGACAGGCGAGCCCAGCGCAGGCGGTCTCGAAGGCAGTAACGAAACGGCAACAGTTGAGTAATGACTGGAAAAGGCACAGCAGGCAGTCCGCCACTGGACTGCACCCTTAAGTGGGTCTGTCGTGAGATCATCTGGGGCTTAGGGTTGAGCCTGATCAACCCATTAAATCTGAGGAGACAACTATATGAAACTCATTAGACCAAAAGTAGACTTATCCGCAAACGTTGCGGTCGGACTTCCCACCTGTATGCATTGCGTAGGAATAGGAAAGAACAAAATATTATGGAAATGCAACATTCCACATGAAAAAGGCCGAGGCTACGCTAATATTTTGTGGGTAATAACAAACTACGATGGATGCATTGTTGAGAAGTTTGAAGGATTCAGTACCGAACTTCCTGAAAATTTTGCCGCTATTTTTCAAGAACGGTTAGAACGGTTAGAAAGTTCTAACAAAACTGCGCAGTGTTCAAATTGTAGAAGTCGGGTTAGTACATTTCATGAGAATTTCTGAACATTCATGGCGGGTAAATCCGAAGGTCGGGGAAATCGGCCTGTTATCTCTGGGAGGAGACTTTATGTCAGTTTACACGAATCCGCAATCTAAGGCATCTTTGTATTACAAAGACGGCAACTTAATGATCGAGATGAAATTTGAAGATTTTGAGAATTACAGGAAGCACATTCGTGAGCGATTTTTCGCGAAAGCGAAGGTTACGAAATGATCGACCCTGAAACCGAGCTAGACTCGATGGAGCGCAGCGATCTCGCGCAGGTATTCAACGGCAAAGGTTGGGGAGTAATCGTCAAGATACTCCGCATCATCGTTGAAGAAGCCCGCGTCGCAGTAGACAATGCTCAGAAGGATGAAGATGTGTTAAGCGCGCAGAAGCTATCGCGTGCATCTGGCATCATAGTCACTAAGTTCTTGACCCGAGTCTCGAACGAAGTTGCAGCAAGTTTCGAAGCAAAGAAGACCCAGCCGCAGGAAAGCGCTCCGGGTTTGGAAATGGATGATATCGAATATGCTGTCAAAGACCTCCCAAATTTGTTAGGTGAGGTCTATATCACTGAAGACGATGACCTTGAGGAGGGGCGATAGTCATGGCTTGGACACAAACAGATGTTGAAAATATGCCGAGTGAGCAGTATAAAGAACTGTTCAATTCGAATCCTGATTTTCGTGCGGCTGTTGACGCGCTTGATTCTCAACCCGTTGCCCGTAGGGCAATTCCGACAGGCACCTCAACCGCTCGTGACCGCGCCCAATTAGCGCAGCGGGCCGCTGAAGACCCGTCATTTGGGAAGTCTTTCGACCCATCGTTTGATGAGCCGATTGCTCCAGTGGGAGATTTGCCGCCCATCGCGTCCGTAGTTGAAGAACCCGCTATCGAGCCAATCATTCCTGTTGCAGTCCCGATAGAATTGCCTGAACTTATCCACGAGTACCAACCGATGGATGAAGCAGGGAAGCCAGTTGGCGGCAAGCAGGTTTTCAAGTATAGAACTAAAGAAGAATTGATTGAGAAGCTGACCAAGGCACATAGTTGCGCCACTGTTATGGGGCGTGGAGCCCGAGCCAAGGCGCTCGTTTCAGCGCCCGAACCGCTCTCTGAAGAAGGCACACCGTTTCCTCAGTACGAGGAATTCCCCGTAATGAGCGCGGAAGAGCAGGAAGCCGCGCAGCGTGATTTGTTAGACCCTGAAAAAGCACATCAAGCACGCATGCAATTGCAGGAATCGGCCCATAATGCTGTAGCAAATCGACAGCAAGAATCTTTGATGGAAGTCCAAATTAAACTGGCCTTTTCTGAATTCAGGGTCGAGAACCCAGACTATTTTCGCTGTAATGAAAACGCGCAAGCGATCATCGGTTATCTGAACGCCAAGAATTGGAGTCCGACCGACAAAAACAATATTCAACGAGCTTACGAAATACTCCGTGACAATGGAGCACTTTTCGGACGGCCCGTAGTAAATCAGCCTGTTCCGCCCGTATTGGCGGAAACGGTTCCTACAGTGCGTGAGGAAAAGACGGTGCCAAAAACGCAGGCACTAGCGGAAGCAAACGCTCGCATTAGCGCAGAAGTTCCGCCGCAAGCAAAGCGACCTGTGACCCCGCTTCCTACGGGGCTCTCGAATGCAGATGCAACGAGTGATCAGGAGCCGAGTGACGTTTCTATCGAGAGTCAACTGACGTTCAAAAGGATTCTCAAGGACGGCACCGGAAAGCCCACAGGAGTAATTGAGACACTTACAGGTATAGCGGCACTGGACGCAATGCCCTCAGATCAGATGAAGAAACTTCTTGAGCAAGATCGTCGTCAAGAACGCCAGACTGGAAAAGGTACTGGCTTCGCAAAAACGGTCGAGCAGATTGAAGAACTTCGTGAGAAGAGGCAGCGTGAACAGCGTCGCCGTAGCTAGGACAAGGTGTCCGTTGAACCATCTCTGGGAGGGGAAGAGGTCAACAAGAAAGGGTAATTGATATGACGGGTTATTCACCGGCCATAAACAATCAATCTAACCTCCCGCAATCGACTGTCAAGTATTCATAGTACTTGTCCCAAGCATTCGATTGCGTAGTAAATGTATGACAAGAAATTTCGTGAGAATCTTAAGGCCCAGACACCGTTCGTTGCGTGCGCTGAACGCCTTGACCTGCCCATGAAGTCGGGAAACCAGTATTGAGCATTTAGTACTGGCAAAATCTAGCTATATCGGTGGAACTCTGATACAATCAGACAATACCGAGGGAAGATATCATGAACGATAAACATCGTTGGCCGTATGTGGCCGGAATCATGGATGGAGAAGGAAGTTTTTCCATTTATTTCAACAAGCACAGTTTGACGCACAATGCACGTATAACCATTGGAAATACCTCAATGGCGTTGATAAAATATCTATTGCACAACTTCGGCGGTAAATTTTATGCCCTATCGCCAGAGCAACTGCACGGATTCAATCGACGAACGTTGTATTCGTGGAGACTGAGCGGCAATAGAAACAAAGAAGCCTTTATTTTAGGCATTTTGCCGCACCTCGTAATCAAGAGAGAACAAGCCAAATTATTTCTCGATTTCCTACGAGTGCCACGTTGTAATCAATGGTCGCAAAAAGAAGATGTCGCTAAAAACAAAGAAGTGCGCGACGCTCTGATGACGAAACTTTCTGCACTCAATCATGTTGATATTCCTCTAACGACTAATACGCTAGACATGGACGAAAGCGTCCTAAAGATAGAGCCTGAACTGCACGGCGACGTGCAGAGCGACCTTATGGTGACATAAGGGAGTATTAGCCATTGGCTAATATCTCTTAAACCCTAAACAACTCTTGGAAATGTTCATGTACGTTCCGTTGGCCGCGAACACTTCGACCACCACGGAAGGCACGGTTGGAACCTCCATCCCTGTCAGCGTGTTGAACACCACCGCAGTGATCGGCGAGTACGCTGATTACGCGAATTTCTCTTCGTTGTCTCTGGCCACCGCCATCGACAATACCGTCGAGAACGTCGCGAAGGAAATGTCGTATCGGCTGGGCGAGTCTTTGAGTGCCATTGTGCGTGCGACCGCTGACGGCGCGTCTGCCGTTGATTCCAGTGTTCTTGTGGAACTGGGCGCTACCAGCACTTCCAGCTTCACTGCTCTGTCACTGAGCCAAATCCGTAACAGTGTCCAGTCTCTGGCTGGCCGTTCGGTTCGGCCTATGGACGAGGCGTCCAAGGCATTCATCGGGGT